GCGGGGTAACCCCGCAATTTTCTGCGGGGTTGTCGAGCAGAGGATTAAGCCCCGCGAAGATCTTCCGCCGCCCGCTGCCGCCGCTGCCGTCCGAGATCCGGACGTAGCCGCCGCGCTTGAGCGCGTTCAGCAGGTTCTGGATCGTGCGCTCGCTGAGGGAAAAGACGCGCGTGAAATACTCATTGCTGGCGTAGCAGTAGCCGCGCCGGTCGGTGAGCGACGAGATCTCCGCATACAGAAGCTTGGCGTTCGGCGGCAGTTCCTCGTCATAGCGCACCGCCGCCGGCAGCACCGCCCAGAAGGCGGGTTTTACCGCCTCCGCCGCTGTCTTCGTGGTTTCTTCCATGATTTACTCCTTGTCAAAAGCACAAGGCCGTGTATAATACTCTTGTCTTCGTGGTCTGGGCCTTGTGCCCTTACTGCAGCCCTGCCGGGGTCGCGCCCGGCAGGGCATTTTATTTTCTTCCCCTTTCTTGGCTCCCCCTCTGGGGGAGCATCCTGACGCGCGGCGCGACATTCCGAGCTCGCTGGCGCGTAGCGCCTGAGAGGGTCAAACCACCTTCATCCCCGGCACGTACCGGCACGGCCGCACGGGTTCGATCTTGCGGATGACCGGCGCCGCCCGGTGGCTTTCCAGATACTCGTCGATATCCTCGCGCCGCAGCCGGACCATCTTCGGCCCGACCCGGTAAGCGGGCAGCGCCCCGCGGGCGATCATCTTTTCCAGCGTTCGCACCGAGATGCCCAGGATCGCCGCCGCCTCCGGTTTTTTAACCAGCGTCGTCTGCATCTCGCGCCTCCGTTTCTCCGTAGGGGCCGACGCCCTCGGCGGCCCGCGTTCCCTCCGTATCCCTGTACAGATCCTCGATGCTGCACTGCAGCAGCTCCGCCAGCGCGGGCAGATACCCGGCCGACGGCATGGTGTCGCCGTTCTCCCAGTAAAACCAGGCCTGCTTGGTCACGCCGATCTCCTCGGCGAGGTGCGCGGCCTTCATCCCGAGAGCCAGACGTCGCGGTCTGATCCCCGGCAAACTTGTGTAAATCTTCGCGGTCATCATGTCATTCCTTTCGCGTCTTCTCCGTTTAATCCTTTCCCGCGTACTGCAGCTCGTAGGCTGCCTCGATGAGCAGCCGGATCTGTTCCAGCGCGTCCTCGTAGGCGATGGACTCGTCCGCGCCGGAGATCTTCCCGTCTGCCGCGATCCGCTTGAGATCCTCAAGCCCGGACCGCTGGAAGTCCTCCACCTGCACCAAAAGCTTGAGCACCGCCTCCGGCAGGGGGCGTTTTTTGATGTCCGGCAGCACTCGCCCCGCCACGCGGGACTTGTTCAGCAGATGCCAGTAGCAGACGATCTGCTGCCCGGCGGCCTCGGCCATGCGCAGCACCACCTCGTCGGAGGGGAGGATGGTCCCGCGCTCGTACTGGCTCACGGCCTCGACCGAGAGCCCCAGCAGCTCGGCCCAGCGCTCCTGCGTGAGCCCCGCAGTCTTCCTTGCGTTGTAGTACAAATTTCCGCAGTTGGTCTCCGTGGTCTTTCACCTCATTCCGTTGTAGAATCAGTCTTGTCGGCGGCCTTGACCGTCTTCTCCCACTTGTTCATGGCGTCCTCGAGGGCGTTGTATACACGCATCTCAGCTTTGCCACCGTTCATGATGACGAGCACCTCGCCGTCGTTGAGCTTCCCGCCGGACAGGTTCACCGCCTGCGCCAGTGTCATGCCCTCGCCGCGCAGCTTGATGAATCGCTCGCGGATCTCCCGCTTGACGCTGCTCCACGGCCCCGGCTTCGGCGTTTTCGCTCCGGCACTCGCGGAGGCGAGCACCTCGTCAAAGTCCACCTTCTTCTTCGCCTTCGGCTTCTCCGGATCCGCCTTCTCAGTAGTGACCGCAGACCGCACGTCTTCGGCCAGCACTGTCAACGTACCGTCGGCGTTCCAGGAACGCATGAACTTTTCGCGCTCGGCGGCGTCTTCCGCCTGCCGCCTCACCTGGTAGTAGAGATCCAGGTACCGCTCGGTCAGCTCCTCCGGCTGTCCGGTCACGCTCGCGATCAGAGCCACGCAGCTCCTGACCGCCGCCTCCGGCGTGCCGATCGTGGGGGCATTATCCGATTTTGTCATAGTCTCAACTCCGTTTCTTGGCTCCCCCTCTGGGGGAGCTGGCGCGTAGCGCCTGAGAGGGTTTGTCGGTCGTGCGCGAAGACAGGGCGCGCCGTGATAACAGCAGGAGGGAATAGGGAGAAAACACAAAACAGAAAGGAACACATGAAAGAGGTGTTCGCACCGGGGGTGAGCAGTCCCCGGGGCGTGACGCGTCCTGCCTTCGCCCGCAGCCGATATTTGGTGACCGATATAACGGGACGTCATCCCGCTGCGCCCGCAGCCGTGAGAGATAAGAGCGGCGGCGGGAGAGGCACTTCGTCGGTCGTGCCTTGGACAGGTGGAGAGCGCAGCTCCCTCAAGCAGGCGTGAGGTTATGCCCCGCTGCGCTGGTGTGGGCGGAATGTGGCTTTTGGCGGCGGTTCCCTTGGTGTCAGCCCGGAGCGCTGCCGCCGGACCGCGTTTCCTGCACCGATAGGGGAGGCGCAGGGCGTAGGGAGCCGTGCTGGCAGCCCCGGAGGGCCTGCCGTCTATAAATCCCGCCCATTGGTGCTGCCGGTGGGATTCGAACCCACGACCTGGCGCATAATGCGTCCTCGCTTGCCAACTGCGCTACGGCAGCATATAGGGGAGGAGGGACTCAGCCCTCCTTCCATGTCTCATACTCCTGATCCAGCCCGGCGTCCTCGATGATGTCCCAGATCGCGCAAAAGCGCTCGTGCCGGATCTTCGTCTCGGGCGAGGACGGCTTCGCCGACACCGCCGCCTGGTACGCCTCCAGCGCCGCCATGGCCTTGATGAAAAGCAGTTTCTTCAGATCTTCCTTCATTTTGTTCGCGTCTCCTTGTCTTCGTGATCTCCCCGCCGAACGGGTGCGTGCGTGCCGCCCGGTGGGGTATTTGGGCTTGCTACAAACTGTAGCGTAGCCTCAATATAAGCTCCAAACAGTAGAATGTCAAGCGCGAATTAACTTATTCTCTACAATTTGTAGCAAACGCTGAAAAGAGCAGGGAAATACTGTATAATTTCACCAACAGCGTATAAGGGGTGGATGACATGAATCGAATCCGGGAGCTGCGGGAGCAGAGAGGATGGCGGCAGGAAGATCTCGCCGCACGGCTGCACAAAAACCGCCAGTCTGTCGGACATTACGAGACAGGGATCCGTGGGCTCGACGCGGAGACCATCTGCCAGCTCTGTGATATCTTCGGCTGCACGGCGGACTATCTGCTCTGCCGTAGCTCGTCCCCGGTGCCCGTGATCGCGGAGGAGGACGCCGCCGTCCTGGACGCCTACCACGCCGCCCCGCAGGAGATCCGCACCATTGTCGACACCGCCCTCGGTCCTTATAGGGAAGGCGTTACAGAGTCGTCAACGGCATAATATATCTGCAAAAATAAAACGTGCCCACAGTGGGCACGGAATGGGAGTGAAAATGTCCCGTAAAGCTGCGAAGAAGTACGGCCCCGGCGGTCAGTATTACCGCAAGCGCATCAAAACGCCCGATGGCAAGTACGAGGATGTCTACGCAAAAACACAGGCGGAGCTTGCCGAAAAGGTCACGCTCCGCCTGAACCAGCTCGCCGCGGCGGGAGCCGTCCCGCCCGAGGAGATCTTCTTTTTCGAGTACGCTGCCGGCTGGTACGCCCGGCGCGAGCCTCACCTCAGCCCCGGCATGCGCAAGATGGTCAAACATGAGATCAACGACGTGATCTGTCCCGTCATCGGCGGCAAGCGCCTGCGCGATATCAACTCCGACGATGTGGCTGCCGTCATGGCCACCCGCGCACACCTCAGCCGCAGCGCCCAGAGTAAGACCGTGCAGGTTCTGCGCCAGATCTTCGACGCCGCCCTTGAGGCCGACATGATCGAAAAGCTGCCCACCCGCCGGCTCCGTGCCGAGGGGAAGGCAGCCGCCCCAAAAAAGGCCCTCACCGAGCAGCAGGCCGAGGACCTGCTGGCGGCCGTGCGCGGGCTCTCGGTCGAGCCCTGCGTCAAGCTGGGCCTCTACACCGGCATGCGCCGGGAGGAGATCTGCGGTCTCCTGTGGGACTCGGTGGAGCTGGACGGCCCCGCCCCGCACATCACCGTGCGCCGGGCGTGCCGCTGGCCGGAGAATACGGCGGGGGAGATCTCCGATGTGCTCAAAACCGACGCCGCTGCCCGCACGATCCCGATCCCGCGCCAGTTGGTGCAATATTTGCACGAGCTGAAAGACCGACTGCCGGGCGATGAACTGCAGAAGCGCCGCCGCTGCGTCTACGGCACCGACGCCGGCAAGCCCCTCACGCTGACGGCCTTCCGCCGCCGCTGGGAGGCGATCTACCACCGCAGCACGGCTTCCGGCCGCGCCCTGGGGGAGAAGGTCCGGAACCACCGCTACAGCATCACACTGGACTTTTACCCGACGCCGCACATCCTGCGCCACACCTACATCACGCGCCTGATCCTCGGCGGCGTGGATCTCAAACGGGTGCAGTATCTCGCCGGCCACGCGGACCCGAAGGTCACGCTGCAGATCTACACCGACCTCATGGGCCACGCCCCGGAGGATCTGATCGCCGACGTCGACCGGATCTTCGGCGGCGAATAATTACCCCCGGATTACCCTTAACGCCCGGCGTACCCCCTGCGGGATGTCGATTTTTCGCCGCTGTTTGCATCTCTTCGCAATGCTTCGCAAACCCGCAAACTGCTGCGGCGCAGCCACTTCAGAAAAACCGAGACTTTTCAACGCCTCCGCGAATTTCGCCCGGCGTTATTTCGTAATCAGCAGGTCGTGTGTTCGAGTCACATTACCAGCTCCAAGCAAAAAGCCTGTATCCTCAATGGGTACAGGCTTTTTATTTTTGCTGTGCGGGGTAGGGGAGGGGGAAGATTACCCCCAAGATTACCCCCTACGCGTCAATTTAAGTGCTTTCCGTTGCCCTCGTCCTTGTTGTACTGGGCCGTGCTGATGCCCAGAAGGGCGCCCAGCAGGGTGCAGATCACCGCCGAAGTCTTGGCCACCTCGTCCGCGTAGGGCCAGCCCCAGACGGAAGCGAGGCCGACGTAGGCGGTGGCGAGGGCCGGGACCACGATCATGGTGATCCACTTCAAAATGTCGTACAGACCGTCATTGAGTTTCATTTTGCTCCTCCTTGTGTGTAAGAAAACCGCCCTTTGCCTTGACCTTGGCATAGGTCCTTTTGATATGCTCCATCGCGGCGGTTCCTCGGTTGTTTTTGAAATCCTTGTGTGCTGAGCAGTAGCTTTCGTAGAAGTCGATGTCGTCCAGAACGTCCTCGTAGTGGCTCTCGGAGTGCTTTCGCCCCTCGCAGACCTCATCATAGAAGCGGAGGATCCGGTACCGGGCGAGCTTGGCGTTGGTCTCCTCGTCGTCGAGGATATGCTGGCTCAGGGTGTCGCGCACGTCGGTGACCTCTCGTTTCGTGGCGGAGATGTCGGCAGCGATCTCGTCACGCATCGCCTGCAGGCTGTCCTGGGTCTTCTTGCGGTTGCTGATGATCGTCGGGATGATCGTCACGACGGCCACGAGCACCGGGGCCACGGCAGTAAGCAGACGGATCCAGTTATCCATTGGACTCACCCCTTTCTAAATACTGTGCAAAGCCTTCCAAAAATTCCGGCGTCTGCAGGTACGCCGCCAGCGCGGCGAGGGTGTCCCGGATATCCGGCGCGGGATCCTGGGCGGCGGGAAGCTCGTCCAGCATGCTGTCGATCACGGCCATGGTGACCGGACCGGCCTCGCCGTCCACGGGCGTGATGTTGTGCGCCTCCTGGAACTTGGCCACCGCAACGAAGGTCTTCGTGCCGTACTGGCCGTCCGTGCCGCCGGTGTCGTAGCCGAGCTTGACCAGCTTCTGCTGCAGCTCGCGCACATCCTCGCCGGCCATCCCTTTTTTGAGGACCGAGCGTTTGGGTGCTGCCGGGATGCTGCCGGCGTTCGCTCCGGTGTAGCGGAGGACGCAGTCCCATGGGCCGTTATAATACGGCTGCACCCGGATCTCGTTGCCGCTCCGATCGCCCTGGACGCTGTTGCCCTCGCTGCTGCGGGCGTGGACGAGCTGCCCGTTGCCGATGTAGGTCGCCGTGTGCCGCGCGTGATTGAGCAGCACATCGCCGGGCTGCATCCCGGCGCCGGTGGCGAGATCCACGCTGCCGGTCACGTCCTGGAAGCCGCAGCGGGTGAACACGTCGTACATGTTGCCGGTGTACGTCGCCCCGGCAGTCTTGACCGGCACGCCTGCTTGCTCCCAGGCGGTGATCACAAACGAGCTGCAGTCATAATCCGGACCCCAGCGGTCGGCCTGACTGTAGCCGTGCCGGTTGTCGGCGGCGGTCTCCAGCTGCCACGCCACGGCGCGCTGGATCGCGCCCGGCGCGCCTGGATCCCTAGCCTCAGACGTGGGATCCTCGGCCTGCGGCGGCAGGTGGTCCTCGTCCTTCCAGATCGGGAGGCCGAAGTCTCTGGGGTCATACGGCAGCTCCGCTGCACCTTTGTACTCGAAGTCTCGCATGTTTCAATCCTCCGTCAAAAGGCCGGAAACGTCTTTTTCGTCATCATCCATGATGTCCTCCGTGACGTAAAGTAGTGTCCTTTAAGATAACTTGGCGTTGATGCGTCGCTCGATTTCCTCGGCGCTCATGTTCGCAATGGCGAAGCTGTAACGATTGGGGATGACGTCCTCAATCTTCACACCGAGAAACTTGGCGATGATCTCGCGCACATCCTTGCTTTCAAGCGTCACCGTTGTCTTCAAGCTTCGTATACCTCGCCCGTGATTTCCTCATACTCGGCTGCGGTGATCCAGCCTTTCACAACGGCGTTGCGCACCATTTCCCCGTTCCAGAGACCGTTGTCGTAGTACCTCTTCACAAGTTTAAATTTCTTACTCATCTGTGCTCTCCTCCTCGGTCGGGATTTCGATGTCAGACATCATGGAAATGTAATCGATGTTCGCAGCGTTCTTAACGGCAGCGGCTTCGGCGTTGTCAAGTCTTGCGCGTTCCATAGGACTCATGCCTCGGTTGATAATGATTTGCATTATTGTTCACCCCATAAATCAAGATAGTAGGCGTCCATCTTTTGGAGCAGATTGTAAGAGTTGCCCTTACTGGCGTGGTTACGCCACGCCGCATAAGACTCGTCCACCTTTTCACGTGGGAGATAGCCCCTCTTCGACTTTGCTACAAGGCGGCGTAGCTTCTTCCGCTTTCGTTTCACATTCTCCGGCCTGACGAGCTTTAATACCTTCCCGGTGTCCGTGAGCCTGTAGATGAAGCCAAGGAACTCGATGCCATCAGACAGGCTATAAATCCTTGTCTTCTTCTCGTTAAGCTCAAAGTCAAGCTGTGTCAGTTGCTCCCGGATTTCAACCATGCACCGCTGCAAGTATTCTCTGTCATGGCTGATAATCAGGAAGTCATCCATATACCGGATGTAAAGCTTCGCGTGAAGCTGTTCCTTAACAAAGTGGTCAAGCTTGTCCAAAATGGATATGCCCGCAATTTGTATCAGTTGACTGCCGGGGTTGTAGCCTTTATTTCCTTCATACTGTTCTCTGAGAATCCGGCAAACCATAGCGTAAACCTCGGGCGGCAACCGATCTTTGAAAAGTTGTTCTGTTGCTGCATGGCTCATGTTTGGGTAATAACCATGTATGTCGAACTGCGCTACATAGCCATCATGTCCATGCTTTCTGTAGTATTTGTGGAGAAATTCTGTAAGCCTGTTACGTGCCGCGTCTGTACCTTTGCCTTTCTGACAAGCGAAGTTGTCATAGATGAAGCTGTTGCTCATGACAGGATATACCGCATTGTCATTCAAGCTCCTTTGGAACACGCGGTCACGAAAAGTAATGCTTGCGATTTCTCTCGGTTTCGGAGATGTAATCCTGAAATGGATCGGCGGCCTTGCTTTATACGTGCCTTCGTGAAGTTCCCGGCTGAGTTTCATTGTGCGTTCAATGCCGTTCATGCAGAAAGAAGCAACGCTGTCTTTCCAGATAACGCCCTTTTTACATTTCCACATTGACTCATATAAAGGGGCAAAACCGATAATCGATTCAAGGATTGAAGTATCTGTGTTCACAGTCTAACCGGCTCCTTTTGAAGTCGTACACATCACAGATTAATTGTTCGCCCTTTCGGGCTGGGGATTCGGCTCCTTGCGTCAAAGGTCGGTTTGCAGCTTCCTACAGAAGCGCTTTCATAACCGTTGGATGAAGCAATCGGGGCAGCCGCGATTCGCGTTCGTCGCGTTGTTGTTGTTGGCATTGCCGCTGGTGTTCACATTCCACGTGTTGTTGGCATTGCCACGATTAGCGGAGCGCAAACGGCAGTTCTGGGCTTACAGCCTACACCCCATTTTTATTTGAACTTTGCTGAATACCGCTTCAAATCCGACTCCCTCCACGCCCGGATCAGGTTCCTCGTTTCGATTGTTTTGCCAGCCCAATACGTCACGCGCTTTGTGCTCAGGTGAAAAATTCGTTTTGCTACGTCTATCAGGCTTAACAAAATGTTACACTTGATAGCGGCTTTCTCCTGATACATCGTCCTTTCGCGCAGATCGTCCACACTGTTTACCAGTATGTTGTTTGCGCTCCAGCACAGCGTGTGAATATCAATCGCTGCCTCGACTATCCGATTCGTAAGTGCCTCTTGAAACTCCGGCGTGAAGTTTTTCTTGTTTGCCGTGATTTGCAAGGTATAACAGCAGAGGTCATGCGCTTTTACGCAGACTTCCAATTTTCCATGTGTACGTTGATTTACTGGTACTGACATTCATTCCTCCCACGGCGGCGCATGAGCGCCGCCGATGACGAGATTAGCAGATGACGCAAGCGGGGCAGCCGCGATACGCGCCCGTCGCGGTGCCGGCGCCGGCAAGGCCGCTGGGGCCCACACCCCACGCGCCGCCGGCAACGCCACGACTAGCGGAGCGCAAACGGCAGACCTGGGCACTGGTACGTGCGTCGTAGGCGTAGCGGATGTGGTGAGCGTTTGCGCCGCTACCTCCCTGAATCTGTGGGGAGTCAAGGCCAAGTCTTTCCTTCCAGTAAGGCCAGTACGCGCCTTCAACGCCAGCCGCCTGCGGCACGATGTACTCCTGCTCAAGAGACGCGAGGAAGAACTTGTCGTAGGTGTCTTCGCTTGCACCGATGTCGGTATCGCTGACAGTGTTCAGCGCAGTCGTGACCTTGATCTTCCCGATGGAGTTGAGAAAATCCTTGTCAAAGCCGTACATAAAACCGTCCAGAGTCGCAAGCTGCTGCGGCGCACGGTCGAACGGGTTCTGCGGAAGCCACCAGCCGCCCTTGGCCTCAGCCCCGTTGAGGTACTGACGCATGGCGCTCATAGACCAGCGGTTATATCCATAACCAGCACGCTGAAGATTGTTGACGCCGCTGTCGCTGTACTTGGTGTTGGATGCGATAGAGCCGAGCGCCGTGCCTTCCGAGCCTTCCGTCAGGGTAAGATTGGATTCCAGAGGCGTGGTTGCGGCGTTGGACGCGAAGGTGTGGACACGCCAGTTCTCGACAAGCACATCCGGTGCGCCCCATGTGTACCAGTCGTTGTTTTTACCGACTGCAATCTGACCGCCAGCGGGGATTTCCTTGGTCGTGGTGAACTGATAAACCGACCCGGCAACGCAGTTGCTACCCCATGTCGTGCCGATTGTAAAATTGTACGTACCAGCGGGAAGCGCAACGGTCGTCACGAAGATGGCCTCGGATGCGTCAAACTGCACGGCATCCATCGCGTAGTGGCTTTGCAGCCAGAGACCCGGAACAGGATCGCTCACGCCTTCCTTGAGCACAGGATCGAACGAAACGACATCGAACGGGAGCTTGTGTACGGTATTGCTTTTCGTCCAGTTGACTTCAACCTGATCGCCGATCTTGAAATACTGCTGCGCAAGGCCGAGCCTTACAAGCTGCTGAATCTGTCCCCAACTGCCAAAAACCTGTCCACGAACCAGAACGTGGAGCAGATCAACGCCCTCTCTAAGAGTGGCTTCGGTTGCTACTTTACCCATTATTTGTTTCCTCCTCTACTTGGCACAGATCGCCGTCTTCGTCGAGATAAAAGCCGAGATGCCAGATGGCGTCCTCTTCCTTGCCGGACTTTAAGTGGTTCTTTAAGTCACCAATATCAGACGTGTTCTGGGCGATCTGCGCGGCGCTTTGTGCGATGCTCTGTGCGGCAGCTTCTGCGGCATTCTGCGCGTCCTCGGCTGCTTTCTGCGCGGTCGTGGCTGCGGTGGATGCGTTGCCCGCTTCGGTCGCGCTCTGAGCTGCTTCTGTCGCAGAACCGCTTGCAGCGGTGGCGCTGGCGGCGGCGTTTCTTTCGCTGTCGCGTGCTGACGTCGCGGATCCGCTTGCAGCGGTGGCACTCGAAGCAGCGCTGGCTGCGTGGCCCTGGGCTGCCGCAGCCGAGGATGCCGCCGCGGTTGCGGAACCGGCCGCGGCGGTTTCGGATGCTGCCGCGTTGGCCTGGGACTGAGCAGCGCCGGCTGCGGATGCCGCTGCATTGCTTTCGCTCTGCGCTGCTGCGGCCGCTGCTTCTTCGGCGGCAGTCTCGGAGGCGGCGGTAAGCCCGGCATAATACTTTGCGTTGTTTTTAAATGTCGGGTCCGTTTCCGGCACCGGTTCGCCGCCGCGTTCGCCGACGGCCCACGCCTCGGCGTTGCTCTCGCTCTGCGCGGCGTCCTGGGCGCTCTGATCGGCAGCCTCGGCGTTTTCCCTGGTGTCTGCGGCCTGCTGCTGCATCTCACCCAGTAGTTCTTCCAGTCGGTTCAGCAGATCCTGCCAGGGGTCGGTATCATCGTCGGACCGAATGCTCTTGCCGACGTAGAACTTAAAAACGGCGCTCTTTTTCCGTTTGCCCGACGGCGTGTAAATGAACTGCGCCACGCCGGGCCCTCTGCGTGCGGTGTCCACGTCGGAGATCGTCCAGCGTGCCGTCGTGCCGTCGATTGTGAGCAGCGGCGTGTAGGGGGCGGTGTCACTCGCGCGCATGATCTCCAGCGTGATCGTCCCCGCTCCATATTCCTCGACCCACGAGGAGAAGTCGAAGTCGACAGCCTCCACGCTGTCTTCGCCGGCGTAGCCGAGCAGCAGCGGCGCGTCCGTGCAGCCAATCTGGACGGCGTCGATCGTGATAATACTCATGGTCTTTCCTCCTTAAACAATCTTTCCCAGCACCACGATGGTGCCGGAGTCCCGCACGCAGAGCACCCGGTCGCCGGACGCGACGGATGCCGAGGCGAGGCGATGGTAGTGCTTGCGCGTGGCCTGGGTGCTGCCTGGTAGGATCAGCGTCACGCCGTCGGCGGTGACCTCGTCGACCTGCGCGGTGAAAATCAGTTTGTCATTCAAGGTTATACACCACTCTTTCTATCACATGGCGCATCTTCCCGCCGGGGACGAGCTCCATGTCGTAGCTGCGGGATACGCCGATCGCGTTAAATCCCGGATCCGTCACGAGGCGCTTGCCGCGCTTCGTGTGCTCGATCCAGGCGCGCGGCCGCTGGTGCATCGCCACGGCGTCGCCCGCCTCCCAGCCCGGGATCAGCCCGGTGGAGACCGAGACGGCCTCGCCGGTGAGCAGACTGTCGTTCCGCAGCCGCTCGGCGTAGGCCTGCAGCTCCGCCTGGGAGGCGATGTTGTCCACATTGTAGACCCGGACGATCTCGCGGCCGCGCCGCACGGTGGAGATTGGGCTCTGCGGGTTATCGTTGACGGCCACGGCGACCATGTTCTCGCTCTTGTCGGGGTTTGCGCAGAACACAATAAACTTATTGGGGGCCGAGAAGGTGTCATTGGTGCGTGTGATCGGCAGCACCACCAGCGTCTCGGGGTCCGCGTCGTCGAGCGTGTGCCGGATCTGGGCCGCCTCCGGGATGGCGGCGGGCTCCAGGACGGCGGCGCCGTTGGCGTCAAAAAACAGGGTCTTGTAGTTGATCTCCGCGAGCAGGTCGTTGACGATCGTCAGATACGGCGTGCCGGCCGGCCAGTCTTCGCGCGGCTCCGTAAAGGCTGCGTCGTTTGGTGTTGTAAACACCGTGTTGATGCCCGCCGCGCTCAGGAGCTGCTCCACGGCGTCGAGGTAGAGCGTGTCGCGCGGCCAGTAGACCGGCGTCGCGCTGTTGGTGTCCAGCACCCGCTGCGCGCGGTCATAAGCCTGGATGTTGATCCGGCTCTGGGTCTCGACGCTCACGCTTTGGGTCGTTGGGATGAAGACGCCGAGAGGATAAGGCAGACCGTCTATGATCATGACCGGCTGGATCTCGTCCGTGAGCCAGTTGATCTCCATCGGCCGCCCGTCCACGTCGGCGGCCACGGGCGAAAACGTGCCCGAGAAGCTCATCTTGATCTGCGCGTCGTCCTGCATGCGCACATGCGGCGCCGTGTCCTCCACGGCCCGCAGGCGGGCGTAGAACGCGCCGCCGCGCAGCAGATTGAACTGGAAGGAGACGCGCCGCAGGGACTTAAACGCCGCCCGACTCATCGACAAAGTCCCCCCATTCCATCTGCTGCAGGCTGCAGCGGTACGCCTTATAAAATCGCGTGTCGTTAAAATCGTAGCCCTCCAGCACGCCGATCACCACCTGGCCGCCCGGACTCTTGAGGATGACGTCCCGGCCCAGCAGGGCCTCGAAGGCGTCGGCCTCGGCCTTCTCGGTCTGCAGGTACGCCACGTCGAAGGATGCCGAGAGGACCTCATTCTCGCCGACTTCGGCCGCGGGGAAGGTCGCGCCGGCGTACTGCGTGTACGCCACCTGCCGGCGGTGCGAGAAGTTCACGCTGCGCCGGCTGTTCTCACTGAGCCGCAGCGGCACAAAGTCTCCGCCCTCGAGCGGTGCGATCATGGGGCACTTGACCGATGCCGTGCCGGTGACCGGGTACGGGCTCGAACGGGTATAATATCCATCCGCCAGCACCTGCAGCGCGTAGTATTCGTGGGTGCCCAGGGCCGTGCGGTCCACAAAGGGCGTCTGGTAGCTCTTCCCGATCAGTTTCCCGTCTCGGTAGAAAAGAAAATAGCCGAACTCCGCCGGGAAGTAGCCGGTGATCAGCGGCGAGGTCTGCGTCGGCTCCGCATAGGTGAACTTGGCCGCCCGGGAATAGACGCCCAGGCTCTGATCGCCGGAAGGCCAGAGGTGGAACCGGAACTCGCGGCCGTCATAGGCTGCCAGATTGTTTTCGGGGAGGCGCAGCGCGACGGAGCGCGCTGTAAGCGAGGTAGTTTTTATGGTCGTGGCCGTTGTCCACTCCGTCTCTCCCGGCCTCCGTTGTTCGACCTGCCACTGAAAAGTCTGTGTCGGCTGTGGCAGAAAACCGCATCGGAATCGCACAGGGTTCGTCGCGTCGGTCGTCTGGAGATCCTGGGGCTGTTCCGTGATAATGGGAGCCAGCCGCGACAAATAGATGCTCAAAGTCACGTTTTCGCCGCCATTTGCGCCGATCGGGACCAAGGAACCGGGGACGTTTTTGACGTCCACATTCCCCTCGGCCCACTCCGACCACAGGCCGTACCGGTTCTGGGCGCGCACGCGCACGGTGTAGCTGCCGGACGCCAGCGGCTCCGGCAGCGTGAAGCTGCGCACGCTCTCGCCGTAGTAGGGGCCGTAGGTCTTGCCGTCTACCTCTACCTCATACGCCTGCTGGGCGTCGACCTGCCAGGAGATCGTGAGGAAGGGCTTGCCGTCGCCGAGCACACCGGTGACGATCGGCGCCGAGAAAGAAATGAAGCTGACGGAAGCCGACCACGGCCCCTCCGTGCCTGCCTCGTTGTAGGATCTTACCTGCCAGGTGATGGTGCCGGCCGGGAATGTTCCCGCGGGGATCTCTGCCCGCGTTGCGCTGCCGGAGATCTCCGGCAGCATTGTCCAGCTCGCGCCGCCGTCGGTACTGTAGCGGATCTCCGCCTTGCCCTGGGCCCCGCCGTCCAGACTGCCGTATGACCAGCGGAAGGTGACGGGGCCGCTGCCGCTTTCCAGCGTGTTGATGGGGGAGAGAGGCGTCGCCTCCACGGTAGCGTTGAGCGCGGTCAGCGTGTAGGTCTCGGTCTGCGTCGTGCGGCCCGTGTTGTCGGTCGCCTCGGCGTACCACTGGATAACGCCGGAGGGGAATGTCCCCGCCGGGATGGTGGCGCTGGCCTGGCTTCCGTCGGGCGTCATGGTGACGGCGGTATATTCGCCGCTCTCACCGCTGCGCCAGTACAGCGTCGCGGATGCCACGGTAAAGGGGGCGTAGACGACGCCGCTCGCCTGCAGGGCGACGGTGAAATCCCGGCTGCTGGCCGCGTTATACAGGCCGCTCGTCGGGGTGTTGACGGGGACGACCTGCGAGACGGCGCTGTAGGCAATGGTGATGCTTGCCTGTTTGTAAGCGCTCCACCCGGCGTAGCTATCGAGAGCCCGCACCCGCCACAAGAGCTTCCCCGCGGGGAACTTGCCGGCGTCGGCGTCGTACCGGGTGACCGAGGCAGCTCTTTCAACGAGCCGCGTCCAGGAAATCCCGTCGTCGGTCGAGACCTCCATCTGTGTACCGGTGACAGTGCCGCCGCCGGGGGAAATCGTCCAGGCAAAGGCGATCTGCTCCCCGCCGTCAACGCTGCCGCTGGTGGGCGTTGTGAGCGTCACGCTCGCGGCCGGGTACTGAGCCGTGAAGCTGCGCTGCACCCAGTTGCTCACGCTCCCGTAGGAGCTTGTGACCCGGATGCGCCAGTAGATGGTCCCGACCGGGAATGTGGCCGCCGGGGCTGTGTAGCTCTGCGCCGTGCCGACGGTGGTCAGGGCCTTCCAGTTTACGCCGTCTGTTGACCACTGCAGCTCCGCCTTCGTCTGGGTGCCGACGCCGGAGGTCTGCCAGGAAAAGATGATCTCCTGCGCGCCGTTCTGCGTTCCGCTCGGCAGCACGATCGACGGCGTGAGCGCCGGGACATCTGAATACGTGATGACCGCCACGCTGGGAAACGTGAAGCCGAACTCATACCCCAAAAAGGAGGTGCTGCCGTGAGTATCAACGTCAAAGCCCACGTACAGATTTCCGCCGTTCACATCCAGCGAAAACCCGCTGAAATCAAAATCAAGGGACCCGGTTTTATAGTTGTCTTTGGTAACAGTAGCGATCGGCGTCCCGGTCGAGGGGTCGTCTCGATATAGCCGGGCATTCAGCGTGATGTCTCTGATCGTGGCGTCGTCTTGGGTGGTGACGTAGGTGCTGATCTTTACGCGGGTGATGCGCATCGCGCCCGTTGTGGGGAAGCGCTCGCAGAGCCTGTCACCGTAGGAGAAGTTGAGCTCCCAATGCTCCGACCCGACCGGATACCAAGTGTTATCCCAAGTACCATCGCGGTTGCGCGTTTTCCACGCGTTGGCCTGTACATTTTTAGTAGCCATACATCCGCCCCCTTATCTGCATTCCGCCGAGCTCCGCGAGGATCCCGCGCAGCACTGCGGTGTTCTCGTTCACGCTTTTTTCGAGCGAACGCGTGTCGCTGCCGCCGCCGGCGGCTGCCATCTGCGTGCTCTCCTGGTTGGAGTAGATCCGCGAGCCGCGGGGCAGACTCACGAGCTCCGGCCCGCCCTCGCCGACCCACGTCAGGCCTCCGCGCCAGTTCCGGTCGCCGGCGGCGTTGTAAGCGGCCGCGCCGTTGTAGCCCATGTCTCCGACGTCTTCCATGGTCTGCTGGATGGATGCCGTATCAACTTGGGATATCCAGTCCAAAAATGTGGCCACTTTGTCCGCGGCCCATGAGAAGGCGTCGGCGAGCGCGCCCAGCGCGTCGGTCAAAACTGGGAGCACGGAGTCAGCCAGATCGAGCACAGCGCTCCCAATTTCGCCGAGCGGCTCGATAAAGTCGCCCAGCTTTTCGAGGATGCCGGACTCGGCCAGCTTCTCGCCTGCCTGCGTGGCAAGGTCCCCGAACGTCTGCATGACTTCCATGCTCACCGGCGCAAACTCAACGGCAAGTTTTTTCTTGACCGCCTCGATCTGCGCCTGGTACTCCTGGTAGGCGTCGTCGACCTCGCCGAGCGTCTTGACCTGGCTCTCGTCCAGCACGTAACCGTTCTCGACGGCGGCGTCCATCATTTTCTGCAGGGCGTCGGTCCCGGCTTCTATGAGGGGCTTCAGATCGCTGTAACTTTTGCCGAAAAGGTCATTCGCCAGCGCGTCACGCTCCGTGGAGTTTTCCACGGTGCCGAGGGCGTCGATCACGTCCTTGAACGTCTCCCAGTTGTTGCGGAGATTGCCGTCCGTATCTGTCACGGAGACGCCCAGTGTCTGGAAGGCGGCCGCCTGCTTCTCAGCGCCGTCACGGGCCGAGTCCATGCTCGCGGTCAGCTTGACAAGACTGCTGTCGATGCCCTCAAAATCGAGGAAATTTGACGCATAATCCAGCTGCTGCAGGAGAGTGGTGTCCAGACCGGTCTGGGCTGATTTTGTGAGGAGATCGTCCGCCCAGTGCGCCTGTTCAAGGGTCATCTCGTTGAGCTTCTGCGCTGCCTCGATCCCGGCGCCCACGGCCTTGACGGCCGCTGTCACGGCGCCGATCCCGGCAGCCGCCGCGCCCATGGCGGCCACTGTGCCGGTGGAAAACCCGTCTATATGATCGAGCGCGCCCTTGATGCTGTCCGGCAGATGGATGCCAAAGCGATCCGCGAGGCCGGAGACCTGGTCGCCCAGCGTGGCCATCCGGTTCCCGGTCTCCTGGGTCGCGGTGCCCTGCTGCGTGATCTCTTGTGTGGTTTCATCCAAAGCACGCCGGAGACGGATCTCCTGTGCCTCGGCGGTGTTGAGCTGCACCTGCCACTCCTGGGTGCGTTTGTCTGCCTCGCCGTACTGCGTGGCCGCGTTCTGGAGGGCGGCGCGCAGGGTTTTGACCTTGTCCTCCTGTTGCTGGAGCTGCCGCCGGAGGACGTCGCCCTTCGCGTTAAGGGCTTCGATGCTGTCCTCGTTACCCTTGAACTGTTCACTGACGAGCTTGAGCTCGGAAGCAAGTACCTGGTTCCCCTTGTTGAGCTCGCTGATCGCCTGTTTATATTCCTTTTCGCCGTCGAGCTCGATCGTAAGCCCGACTTTGCGCTGATTTGCCATTTAAAAACCTCCCATCTGAGAGATTGCCGTATAAATGCCCATCGGCTCACCGCTCTGGTCGGTGCCCACTGTGGGCACGCGCCGCGGTTTAAAGTGCGCGTCAAAAAGCGCGATCAGCCGCCGGGGGCACATCTCACGCCAGAACACGCGCTCCGGCATGTGCAGCTCAAAAAGCCAGATACTCAAAAACCGGGCGAAGTCGATGGAATCGGACTCCGCCCGGCCTGTCAGTTTCCCGGCGTCGGCTCCGGCTGCTCTGTATTTTCGTCTGCGTCGCCCGATTTCGGGGGCGTGAGCGCGTCCAGGACGAGCCGCAGTATCTCGGCTTGGGGGACTTCCTCGGGCCTCAGTACGCGGCCCAGAGACCGCCACGTAAACGTGAGCGGCATGCCGTCCTCAGCGGTCCAGCTCTGCTCGTCGGCGTAGTCGGTCATCATGGCAGCCAGATACATGAGGCTGTTTTTGAGCCCGGCCTTGCCGGAGAGACTGGCGGAGATCCGCCCGCCGCTGGCCTCCTGCACGTCGGCCAGCACGTTCATGTTGCATCGGAGCTTGTAGGTCCTGCCCTCAAAGACAAAGGGCAGCTCTTTCTGCCGGAGGTCCATAAATTAACCTCCCGCGTTCGCCTGTACGAAGCAGGCCTGGCACCATGCCTGCGCTTCGGCCTCGGTGTCAAGGATGGCCACGTCGCGGATGACGTGATCGTCCGTGTCGTCGGGCAAGAAGCGCCCCGTCGTGGTCGGCGTTTGGAAGGTGATGCTGTTGTCGCGGGTCTGCAGCGTCGTGTTGGGGCTGGAAAACTTGACGCACGGCACGAAGATCGCCGCCCACTTTTTGACGTGGTTGATCATGTCCGGGCTGTAGACCGCGAAGCCCACGTAGGGCGCGTCGTCGGAGCTCGTGTCCGCGACGCTGGTAATCGTCTTGGTGATGTCGACGCCCTCGGCGTTCTGGTAGGTGATCTCGCGGGTCCGCTCTTTGTTGCCGAAGGCGAGGACCTTCATTTCCGGCGTGAAGAACGTCGCCTCGAAGGTGATGGTGCCGCCGGTCGCCTCGCGCAGATATTCGCGCAGGCCGTCGCAGCCCCAGAGCTCAGCCTCTGCAAACTGGAGCTGCAGATCAGCAGCGCGGGCGCAGCCGCCCGAGACCGGCAGGCCGTAGGTGACGGCGCCGCTGGCGTCGACGTTGTATCTCGCGAGGGTCGCCCCGCGAAGGCCGATTCTTGCCATAGTGTTTCTCCTTTCTTGGGGCGTTAGCCCTGCTCGAAGGTCTCGACCATCCAGTCGCCGATGATCTTTCCTCCCGGGTCGGAGATCTGATCGCCGTACTGTTCGCCCGCCTGCCTGATAAAGGGACGGGCGGTCTGGCCTTCCTTGCCGTATTCGTTGATAAACGCGATCTCGCTGTTTCGCGTGGTGGTGTTGCCGCGCCGGCGGCTGCCGGAGAAGGTGACCTCGCAGTAGCCGCCGCCGTCGGTCTGTTTGGGTTTCGTGTGCGTGATCTTGTCCAGGATGTGCACACCGCTCTCCGGGTCCCGCACGCCCATGCTCTGGCCGGTTCGCCGCACGGCGTTTTCGCCGACTTCCGCCATTTCGTCGAGTGCCCGCTTGGTCACGTCCCAGGGCACTTCGCCGAGCTTTGCGAACATGGCGTCGACCTCGGAGAAACCCTCAAGGCTCACACGTGCCATAGTCCACACCCCCGTCGCAGTAGTCACACTCGATGGCGTAGTGCTGCCCGTGCTCGCTGTGGGCCGGGCTGATATCCGGACTGGTGAAATCCGCCGCGGCGAGCGCGAGACAGATCTCCTCCAGCATGGGGTTGGGGTTCTTCTTGTCCGGCAGGTAGTAGTGCACCTGCACAAGATAGCGGCTCGCGGTGGCGTAGTCGCCGCCGTGGGCGGCGCCCAGCATGGTCCAGTTCGTGACGATGTACTCCAGCTCCGGCCCGCTGTATTTGTTCGGGTATACCGGCAGGCCCAGAGGCTTGAGCGCCGTCTGCAGGGCGCTGTCGCAGCTCATCTCACCACCTCCGACAAAATCAGCGTCACGGTGTCATAGGACGCGGGGAAGCTGCGGATCACGCGGTAGCGGCGCCCCTGGTATTCGGCGAAACGCTCGCCCTCATAGTCCACGCGCTGCAGCTCCACGCTGTCGGTGGCCTGCAGTCCCTGCTTGTTGGAGAGGTAGAACTCGTTCTGGCTCACGCCCTCCTCCCAGTTGCAGTAGAGCGTCCGCCGCTGGGCGGGCTCCACGCCGTAGCCCTCGGCGTCCTGGTTATCCGCAAACGTGATCAGCTCCACCTCGTCGCTCCATGGGGTGTGGTACAGATCCCTCATGACTCCGCCTCCTGGGCCTTCTCACCGAAGATCCGGTTGTTGAGCGCAAGCCGCAACATGCGCCCCATGGGCTCCTGCGTCACGCGGCAGCGCCAGCGCCACTCGGCGTACATGAGGACAAGGTTGCGGTCCCGCGCCGTCGCCTGCAGCGTGGCGCCTTCGGCGGTGATCTCCTGGATGGCGGTCCGGATCTGATCCTCCAGCCGTTCATCGTAGGCGTTGGATTTAATGCCGAGATCCACCTTCATGGCGATCAGCAGCTCCTCCGCG